TGGAAATACTGGAACAACTCATCAGTTCAGGAGGCTGGACTGCAATATTCTGCTAATTTTAATCTAAAATCCATAGTTATCGCGCGAGGGTCACACTACGACAAGGCAATTATAATTCATTCAGAGAGAAATTCCAATGACCTAGCACAGTATCAACAAAATGAATTCTGTGATGTGTACTACTGGGCTCATGCTGTCATTGCCAGAGATTGGTATAGATTTGCTGAACACGACACCAGACTCAATGTCAAGCAAACCCCAAAGAATAAATTTTTAATCTACTGTAGAGATTGGAGTCATCGCCGAGAATATCGATTGAAATTTTCAGAGATGCTGGTAGAAAATGGTCTTGATCGTGATAGTCAAACCAGCATCATGCATACCAACAGTGAACAGGTGCATTTCCTACAGCATGAATTTCAAAATCCCGAATTCAAACTTTCACGTCCAGAATTGATTTCTAAAATTCCTTCCAATGAATATTCCGGCACAGCAAGTGCAGATTATGCATACACTGATTTTATTTCAACTCAGGTCAGTGTGATATTAGAAACGTTATTTGATGGTAGTAGAATTCATCTAACTGAGAAAACGCTTAGACCCATTGCTTGTGGGCACCCATTTATTTTGGCCGCCGGCCCGGGCGCACTGGAATACCTTAGAAGTTATGGATTTAAAACATTTGCGCCCTGGATTGATGAATCTTACGACTCAGAATCCAACAGTCTCAACAGGCTAGAAAAAATTATACTGGCCATGCAACAAATACAATGTTTGCAAGGGCAGGAATTAAAAATTTTTTTACAAGGTACAAAGCATGTTGCAGAGTTCAACAAAAAACATTTTTTTAGTCAGGAGTTTTTTGACTTGGTTGAATGTGAATTAAAAAACAATTTGCAAGTGGCTTACCAGCAGGTCAAAAAGTCGCAGGGTCAACACTATCTAAAATTCTTACAGATTGTAAAAAAACAAAAACTTTCACATCGTATATATCAACGTCAAGAAAAAACCCAATTTGTCAGACAACTTCGACAGTCTTATCCACGCGACCAGTCCAATCCTTCGGAAGATCTGCCTGTTTGAATTTCATTATGCGTTGAAGCAATTCACCATAAAAACTATCTAACTCTCCACCCCATTTACCGATCAAGTGTGCAATAGCATCTTCGCAATAACGCCAGTTGCGTTTTCTGTATTCTGCCATGAGAGTTGAATGCGACTCCTTGAGACTTTCAATTGCCGGCATTTCTTGGACAGGTATTGTTTCTACCAAACAATATGCAGTTACTACTTCATTAGTTGGTTGTAGTAAAAATGTATCCAACTCAAGCACAGTGTAACGTTCTTCAAGTGATTTTACCGATTCTAATCCAAATATTATGTTCATTGCATTTCCTTTTAAATATGTATCATGACAATGACATTTGATTTAATTTCCGACCTGCATTTGGAAACCTGGAATGAAGACTTAAACTTCTCTGGACAGGCTACTAGTCCTGTGTGCGTAGTGGCTGGAGATGTTGCTAGAGATCACACCCTGGTCAAAAAGTTCTTAAAGCACCTTTCTGAATGTTACGCCGCAGTATTTTATATAGATGGCAATGACGAGCACCGTTTTCAACTGGGTGATCTAGGTGCCAGTTACTCAAAATTAAATCAAGCCATACGTAGGATTCCGCGAGTGACTTATCTGCAAGACAATGTTGTTGTGATTGACGGTGTGGCTATACTAGGGACCAACGGTTGGTGGGGATTTGATCTAGATGAAAGCATCGATTCTGAAGGATCCAAACAGTGGATGAAGGATCGTTACGAAGCACGACACCCAGAAGTTGTAGTCGATACGCAAATGATACATGATGCCAGCAGAACAGATGCGGCCTATTTGGTCAGTAGTACACAAAGATTACAAACCCACCAGGATGTTAAAAAGATTGTGATTGTAACACACTCTGTGCCTGCCGCAGAACTAATTCAGCATGACATAGATTTATCAGGCAAATATAATTTCAATTGCATGGGCAACAGACTCATGCGTCTAGTTCACACCAATGACACCGAACACAAAATACACACCTGGTGTTTTGGACACTATCACGGTACTGTTGACCGAATGTTAAATGGCATACGTTATGTCAACAACTGCCGTGGTCGTGGGAATACTACACACCGCAACCATGTGTATTATCCCAAGCGTATTGAAATTAATTGGTAACGTCAGGCTCGATTCTGATCTGAAGAGGGAAGTTTTGTGCTCTGGCACTTAGAGTAACTTCTCCACCTTTTTGTTCAGCAATCTCGAATGGCAACACTGCCACTGTGGCAGCGCCTGCGTCATGTATGTCCACAGTGATTTGTGCGGCTGTTTCTTCAGTATAGCCAAAGAATTCTATCAAGGTTTCCACAACAAATTCCATTGTGGTTGTGTTGTCGTTGAGATAAATCACCCGATACAGACTTGGTTCTTTGATGGCGTTTTTTGTTCTTGTTGCTACAATAGTTTCTGCTTGCGACATTTCTTATCCTTGTTCATTCAGTAGCGGGACCGCCCCGCTACTGTATTTACACTATTATATTAGGAATTATATGCAATAGCAATAGTCTTTGGCTTGGCTTCTTCTGGAACCTCACGCTCAAGGTCTACTGCTAAAATACCATCCTTAATAGCGGCACTTTTGACCTCCACATGTTCCGCAAGGGTAAATGTGTGTTTGAAGTCTCGGCTGGAAATGCCACGATGTAGATATTCGTAGTTTTCATCTTCCGCACGTTTGCGAGCACCTGTGATAGTGAGCAAGCGTTTCTCTAGTGCAATGTCAATTTCACCTTCTGCAAAACCGGCCACAGCGACTTCAATGGTGACTGTGTCGTCACCAGTCTTGATCACATTGTGTGGGGGGTAATTTGAATTGCTCTGCAGATTGCTCACACGCATTAGGTCGTCAAACAGGTGGTCAAAACCAATACCAAATTTGTGCAGTTGAGGAACGTCGAAAGAACGTAGAGTGAGAGTTTTAGAATTTGTCATGTTTTTCTCCTTTTTAAGCGATTTATGACTTTGTAAAGCCTGCGTATCAGCACTTTACAAGAGTATTTATTATACTACAAGAAGAGATAATAACAAAATATTTTGGTAAATAAAAGTGTAGTTCACGGGCGTCCACTCCCTAACTACTCTAATGCTAAAAGGAGCACCAGCATGCCTATTTACCTATACGTCAAGACTCACAACAAGACTGGGTTAAAATATTTAGGAAAAACTATATCCTCGAACCCGCACAAATATAAAGGGTCAGGCACCTATTGGCTATCACATATTAGAAAACACGGCAATGATGTTTCTACTGAAATTATTAAAGAGTGTTTAACCATTGATGAGATTTTTACCTGGGGAATTTATTACAGCAATCTATGGAACATAGTAGAATCTAATACCTGGGCAAATTTAAAACCAGAATCTGGCGACGGTGGAAGTGTAAGTGGCCGAAGACAACCTCAAACATTAGAAACAAAACTAAAAATTTCTGCGTCTATGAAAGGCAGGCCTGCCCAAAATAAAGGAAAAAAACAAAAACATAAAATTAGGATCGATAATCCTAAGTTAGGAATTGTTGATAGTAAATTAAAAGGTAGAGTAAGGCCAAAACTACAATGCCCGCATTGCGGAAAACTAATTGACGAAGCAAATTATCACAGATACCACGGAGATAAGTGCAAGTCTCTATAGCACATCATCAATTTGTGTCAACTTTCATTGGCTCAATCAAACGGTATTGTATCCAACTGTATTTTTGATTCCAACTTTTTGGATTCCATGTGAGTGCAAACAAAATATAGTTACGTTCGTCCTCAAATGCCAATCTATGTTTGTATTTTATTGTTTTTTGTGTTGAAGGTACAGGGTGTTTTTCCAACCAGTCATGTATTTCGTCACGTATCACACTAAGTGCATAGTAGGTGGCTTGACTGTCTTGATCATTAGTTGGCAGTTGAAATTCAATAAACATCAGTAGAGTTTTTGAGGCAGTTGTTGATCTGCTAGTTTTTTGCGCCAACGATTCTTGGCGGCAGACTTTTTGCGTTTGCGTTCAGTGGTGGGTTTTTCGTAAAACTCGCGGTCACGGAGATCGTTTATCAAGTTGGATTCTGCAATTTTCTTTTTGAACTTGCGTAGAGCACGTTCAACATTGCCATCTGTTACCAATACTGATCTTCCGTGTAGTTTCAATTTGTGCCTTCTAGTGCTATAGGAATATTTACCAAGTTGGGTCCAATTTCCACGCACTTAATACCCATACCGGGGTAGCGTTTGAGGTTGTACATGTGCGGCATCAACACACGTTCTAGTTCACTATGCAAGCCGCGAGCACCTGTCTTGCTGGACAAAGTACGTTCGGCAATGGTATCTAGTGCTAGATCAGTAAACTGCAATTCTACACCATCTTCAGCAAACAACCATTTGTATTGTTCAACAAAGTTGTTTTTTACTCCAGTGAGAATGTGTACTAGATCTTGCTTAGACAGTTCTTGTAAACTTACCCAGTTAGGAAAACGTCCCACAAATTCTGGAATCATGCCATACTTGACCAGATCGTCGGGTGTGGTAAGAGAGAGATTGGCATCTGTATTGCTTTCAACCTGCGCACCAAATCCAATGCTTGTGCCTTGCACACGATTTTTAACAATCGAATCCAGGCCCACAAATGCACCGCCGGCAATAAACAAAATATTCTTGGTATCAATTTCAATCATGTCACCTGACGGATGCTTGCGACCACCACCAGCAGGCACGCGACACACAGTACCTTCTACCATTTTGAGCAAGGCTTGTTGAACGCCTTCTCCGCTTACATCTCGAGTGATACTGGCACTCTCACCTTTGCGAGCAATCTTGTCAATCTCATCTACAAAGATAATACCACGTTGTGTTCGGTCGATATCGCCATTGGCAGCAGTATACAATCTTGTGATGAGACTTTCTACATCATCGCCCACGTAGCCTGCTTCGGTGATACTGGTAGCATCAGCAATGGCAAATGGCACATCAAGATAACGTGCCACTGACTTGGCCAACAATGTCTTGCCTGATCCTGTAGGACCCAGCATGAGTACATTGGCTTTCTCTAGTTCGGGTTCGTTTATGGTCTTATATATGCGTTTGTAGTGATTTACTATGGCCACACTTAACATGATCTTGGCCAAATCTTGACCAATTACGTACTGATCCAAGTATTTTTTGAGCACCATTGGATCTAGTTGTTTATGTGCTATTGCTTCGTTTGCGATTGTTTGTAGCGTTTCATCTACTAATAGTCCTTGACAAAAATCCACGCACTCATTACAAATACCTACCTTCTCGCCCACTATGAGTTTTTTTACTGAGTCTTTATGCTTGCCGCAAAAACTGCAGGTGTTGTGTAAATCTGATGCCATCATGCACCTTTTGTGTTGGTTTGTAAGCGTTGTGCCACTTGTTCTCTTTCTGCGTCGTTTAATAATTCAGGATCGTATTCACCTGTAGTAAGTTTCTCAATGAGGTGATCGATATAGGCTGTGTCGTAGGCATACTGGTCGCTAAGACCTTTGTCAACCTCAATCCATTTTGAGCCATTGTATTTGTACAAGGCACTGGGCATTTGATCTACACG